TTCTGCTGCAAGTTTAGATACTCCATATGGATCAATTGGGCACTGCTGTGTTTCTTCACTAAATGGTTTCCCATCGTTATTCCCAAATCCATATGTTGCCATTGATGAAGTAAATATTAGTCGTTTAACATTATATTTTATACATAAATTTACTATATTAGTTGTAACTAATAAATTATTTTCATAATTGAATTTTCTTATAAATGGACTTAATCCTTCAGCAGCATATGCCGCAAAATGATATACATAATCTATTTTATTTTTTTTAAATATTTCTTCTATCTTGTCATAGTTTGTTAAATCTTCTTCTATTAACTTTACTTTATTATTTACATAATCTCTATACCCTCCTGAAAAATTATCTATTCCTATTACATTAATATTTTTTTTTTCTATTAAAAAGTCTGCAAAATTTGATCCTATTAACCCACCTACACCTGTTACTAATATATTATCCATTATAATATACCGTTTTTTATATTTTTAAGTTATAATATTTGAAACTATATTTTGAATATATTAGTATTTAAAATCATATTTAATATTATATTATAATGGATGATTTAACTAAATTTGGTCTTCAATATCATACAGATAAAGCTTATTTTCATAATTATACACCCTTTTATAATGCTTTTTTTAAAAAAATTAGATATAATAAAATTAACATACTTGAAATTGGTATGTTACACGGGGCATCTTTAAAAATGTTTAAAGATTATTTCCCTAATGCTGAAATATATTGCGTTGATATAAATGAAGATTTAATAAATAAATTCCCAAAACAAGATAGAATTCATATACATTTATGTGATGCAACAGATGAAGAAAAATTAAATAAACTTTTTGAAAATATTGAATTTGATATAATTATTGATGATGGTTCTCATTTTACTAATCATCAACTTTCATCATTAGGTATATTATTTAAAAAGGTTAAATCTCAAGGTATGTATATTTGTGAAGATTTATTATATATTGATGAATTAAAACGACAAAATACATTAAAATCAAAAACTATTCCATTAGAAATATTTGAAAAATATAATATAATGAAAAATCTTGATATTGAAGAAATAAGTAAAGAAAAAAATGAATATATTAATAAAAATATTAAAGATATTCAGATTTATAAAAGAGATGTTAATGGATATCAATGTCATGTATGTTGTTTAATAAATAATTATAAACATGAATACTGTCTTCGTTGTGGCCGAGATTTATCTCCTCGTGATTTAAGTTGTACATCCATTTTATTTAAAAAATAATATTATTTACATTTAATTTAAAAATATAATTTTATATTAAATATATGCAACAATATAAAATTACACCACATAAATCATTAGATACTATTAATAAAATTATTAGTATTATAACTAAAAAAGAAAGAGGAGCGTATTTGAGATTTGGAGATGGTGAGATGAATCACATGATGGGAATTGCTTCAATGGAAAATAGACATAATACTAATTTCGATATTGAAATGAGAGAAAGTGTATGTATTGATGATCCTAATTATTTAAAGGGTGTTTGTTTAATGTGTAATAAATATGGGCTTCTTGAAGAAAAAATGTGGCCTGCTAATCATGAATTCCCGTCCCATATGTGTGACCAATATTTTAATCTTATCTGCAACATTAGAAATAAAGTATTAACAGAATATTATACCTTTGTTGCTTTTAATTTCTATTTAACAACATATCCTGAAAAAAGTTTTCCATTAATGAAAAATATAAGAGATTTATGTTTAAAAAATAGTGTTATTTTTATAGGCAATAAAAACATAAATAAAAATGTTATAGAATTAATGTTTGGTGAAAAATATTTTTTAATTGAATGTCCACCAAAAAATTCATATAGTGATATAAATAATATTGAAAGTAAATTAATTTCTTCTTTAAATATGAATGATAATTATAAAGTAGTGATTGTATGTTGCGGCGCGACAACTGAACCTCTTACTAAAAGAATTTGGAAAACTAATAATATTAAATGTAATTATTTTATGCTTGATTTTGGTTCTATAATAGATGCTCTATCTGGAAATAATTCTAGACAATATCTTATTGAAACAAATTTTAATGGTAATATATATTGTGATAATTTTAAAAAATATATAGATAAATAAAAACAATATTATTATTTAAAGATACATTCAATAATAATATTATATGAGTATTAAACACGTGAAAGAATATTGGGATAAGCGTCCATGTAATATTAAACATTCTAATAAAAAAATTGGTAGTAAAGAATATTTTAATGAAGTAAGTAAAAGAAAATATTTTGTCGAACCACATATTTTGGATTTTGCTGATTTTAAAAAATGGCGCAACAAAAAGGTATTAGAAGTAGGATGTGGTATAGGCACTGCTGCTAATTCATTTATAGAAAACGGTGCTATATATAAGGGTATAGACGTTTCAAAAGAATCCATTAAAATAGCAAAACAAAGATTGAATATTTTCAATTTGAATGGAATAGTAGAAGAAGGTGATATAGAGAATTATTGCAGCGAAGAGAAGTTTGATTTAGTTTATAGCTTTGGTGTTCTACATCATACTCCTAATACACAAAAGGCAGTAAATAACATTTATAATTTATTAAAACCTGGTGGAACATTCAAATTAATGTTATACGCAAAAAATTCTTGGAAATATTTTTGTATAAAAGACGGTTTAGACCGTTATGAAGCACAGTCAGGTGTTCCCATTGCTGATGTATACAGTTACGATGATGTTTATAATTTACTAAAAGATTTTGATGATATAGATATTAGTCAAAAACATATTTTTCCATATAAAATCAATGAATATAAGAACTATGAATATAAAAAACAAGACTATTTTGATAGTATGCCTGATAAATTATTTAATTGTTTAGAAAATAACTTAGGTTGGCATTTATGTATTACTTGCAAAAAAGAAGACATTTTAAATAAAGATTATTCTATAAAACACTTTTCAATACCATATGAACATATTATAATAAAAGATATGTTTAATTGTAAAACTATGAATAATGTTTGTGAGTCTATTGGAAATATTGATAGTGATTTTTGGAATGATTCAAAAATATTTTTTAATAATTATACAAAAAAAAAAGAAAGAAATGACTATTTTAACTTTCCCAAACGTTTGAAAAAAATATTTGAGTATTTAATATCTGAATCATTTGTTAAAAAATTAGAAAACTTAACAAATATTGATAATTTAATTATTGATAATAAAATATATGGAGGCGGTTTAGTAATATCTCCACCTGGCGCACATCTCCAAAAACATATCGATTTTAATTTTAATTCGGATATACAATTATACAGAGCTGTAAATTTAATTTTATATTTAAATAAAGAATGGGATGATGTAGACGGGGGAAATCTTGAATTATATGATGATGATAATAATAAATGTACTATTAATCCTATTAAAAATACAATATTTATTTTTAAATCAAATAATAATACCCCACATGGATTTTCAAAAATAACATCTGATAAATGTAGAAAATCCCTCAATTTATGGTATTACACCAAAAATCCGTTAGATTGTGTTGAAAAAAGTCCACATAAAACATTATGGTTATAATATAACTTAAAAATATTAATATTTTTTATTACATATATGGTAATTAAAAATATTACAGTAATTGGTATTGGTAGATTAGGATTAGGATTAGCATTATTAATTGAAAAAGCAGGGTTCAATGTATGTGGTGTAGATATATTTCCAAGTTATGTAAAATCATTAAATGATAAAACTTTTAAAACAAAAGAACCAGAATACGAGTCATTGCTTAAAAATAGTAAAAATTTTAAAGCAACTACTGATTTACAAGAAGGGTTAAATCATTCAGATATTATTTTTATTATTGTTCCAACACCTAATGGAGGAGGTGAACGATTTTACGACCATTCTATTTTATCAAACTTATTATTAAAAATCAATAAACATAAAATTAAAAATAAAAGTTTAATAATTGGATGTACGGTAATGCCTGGTTATATAAGAGATATTGCCAATTTGCTTATTAAAGATTGTGAAAATACAACTATCAACTATAATCCAGAATTCATAGCACAAGGAGAAATTGTAAAAGGATTCAGAAATCCTGATATTATTTTAATTGGTACTAATGATGACACACTAGGAGATAAATTAAAAGAAATATATAAAAATATTGCTTGTACTGATCCTAAATATTGTATTTTAAAACCAATAGAAGCAGAAATGGTAAAAATTTCTATCAATGGTTTTATAACTACAAAATTATCATTTGCTAATATGATATCAGACGTTTGTGACAGATTAGGTGCTGATAAAAATATTGTTCTTAAATCGGTTGGAGGTGATTCGCGAATTGGAAATAAATATTTTAATCCAGGATATTCATTTGGAGGACCTTGTTTTCCAAGAGACACGAAAGCATTAAAGCAAGTTATTGATTCAGTAAACATTAATAGTGATTTATTAGGTGCAACAACAACATACAACGAAGAACATTCTTTATTCCAAACAAACCAACTACTAAAAGAAGGAAAAGAAGAATATGTCATTGAAGATATTTGTTATAAGGAGGGAAGTAAAATTCCAATTATAGAAGAAAGTGCAAAATTAAAAATAGCGAAAAATTTGGTTAAAGCAGGAAAAAAGGTTATTATTAAAGATGAATCGCATATGATTGATGAAGTAATTAAAGAATATGGTAATTTATTTGAATATGAATTAAAATAATGTATAATATTTATTTAATAAATTATTTAAATAAATAAATATTATACATAAATGACAAAATATCAAATGATTTTGTTGAAAATAGTGTTATAGAAAAGGAAACAGAATACCCGTTAACTGGCAATCGTAATAATTTTTATGTTAAATTTTACCCAAAATAAAAGCAGTATAATAATATTAATCTATATTTAATATTATTAATCATATTATAGCTTAAAATAACAGTAAAATTGTAAGTTATAATACTATAAATTTATCAGCTGGTTTCACAGAACCAGTGTTATCTTTTTCATTTACATACACTTTCTTATCATTTTTACAATTAACATAACACGCCATCCAACTAAACGATGAACTATTTGGTAAAATGTTATAGTCACATTTACTTAGTAATCCATAATCTATTAATTCATTATTTTCATATGTTCCCTTTGATATCTCATATTTTTCATCAAAACCTTTAATATAATTATCCAACCAATTTACATCTTGCTCATGATTATTATCAACCCAAGTATTTGTTCTTTTTCCACCATTATCATTTTTATTTAATGTAGACCCACCAGTAAAAAATATGATATATATTTTTTTTTCTTGTTTTTTTATTTCAGTTAAGGCTTTTTTTATAAATATATCGGTTTTACTGAAATTAAACTTATTCTGCGACACGCTATCTCCTCTTCTAAGATGTATTCCTACTATTTTATAATCTTGATTTTTTTCATAAATATCATTTATATATTTCTCACATATATCATCTAACTCTTTTTTAAGTGTTAATTCTTTTTTTATTATTTCTTTATTTTCAATAAAATATTTCTCATTCTGAAAAAATCCAGCTAATATACCGTTATCTTGTAATTTTAATATATTTTCATCATATGTGGATGAATCTCCTCCATTAATTATCTGATTATATCTATAATGTGGTAAAAAATGTTTACTTGATTCTTTAATGTTAAAATTATTTAACAGGCATTTTTGTTGATGCCATTCAAAATCTGTATTATAATATATATTATATCCTTTTATCAATGAAATATTTCTCATTGCAGCATATTGAAATAATTGATTTCCAAGTCTTCCTATTAATATAACACTTATAGTCATTATATTAATATTAAAATTATTATATTTAAATAATTATTTACAATTATTGATTTTCATTAATTTATAATACCCCCCATCTACAAACTTCATATTAGATGTATGACTACAACTATCCTTTTTAGGAACATAGTTTAAAGGTAATACTCTAAAATC